CTCGAGCCATGAAGCCTCAGACTTCGGAACGCCGATCATAGCAAATCTGTAACGGATCTGCCATAACCGGTCGCCCCTTGGCTCTTCCCCCAAGCCCCCGTACTTCCGAGGCACATCACCCAATACCAGGTGTGCTATCCCAAGTTTGGGCCCATTCAACATGGGGTACTGGAGAATCTTGATCCAGTATGCTTGCGGTGCTTTCGGTCTTTCGGCCAGGTTGAACAATAGGCCTGCGGAGACAAAAGGGACGAGCTGGTTACCGCGAAATAATGTCGAATTCGCGGTCCAATAAGTCGGATTAACAGGCGACTTGCTCTTCTCGGCTACTCCTCCCGTCGCCCTCGTAGCAGCGACCCACCTGTCACACAATGAGCGCGGACCCATGATCATTAGGTCGTCGCCATTCACTCCGAAACGAGACTCATCGGCAATCGATTCCGCAAACGCTTTAATTGACATAGCGTTATAGCGATCGATCTCGCCAAGAGTCTCCATGGCAATTGTGATGGTCACCATGCAGAGAATTGGGAATGACGCATCCGCGCCCAAGTTCTGACCCCTCAATTGTTTCCCGAGTTCGACCCACGTCGACTCACCGTCAACAATTTCCCGTCTGCCAAAATTTGCCCTAGTCAGGCCAGACAGGATCTCATCGACTTCAGCGGAGGTAAGCCCGACAATCTTACCAAGCTCGTCTATAACCGCTTCGGCAAAGCAACCATTGAACAGGGTGGTCGCTTTTTGAAAATCCGAAGAAATAAAGACGTGGCCCTCCGGCAGCTCAGCGGGCACCATCGCTTTAGCCCAGTCCGTCACCTCCATCCCCGCAATCATGCAAGGTAGGTTCCGCAATCGATTGAACATATATCGATTTAACCACGAGTATCGCTCTTGGAACAGAGAGCCAATCGTGATCGGGCGGACCTTGCCTGCTGTCAGAATTGACACAGGGGTGGTATGGAAACGGTGGGTATCATCAATGGTACCGCAGTAAAGAGCCTCGCGCTTCCCTCCCTTTGATCGGGGGAGTTCAAGGCAAGCTTTACCGGAGTTCGGCATCGTTCGAGTCGGTGGCTTCTTCGTTCTGAA